CCGAGCCTGCTCCTGCGCCATCCGCGAACGCCAGCGCCACCGATGCGGCCCGCGCCCAGCTCACCGACCAGCTGACCACGCTGGAGGGCCAGTCGGGGCGGCTGTTCGATCTGTTGGAGCAGGGCGTCTATGATACCACCACCTTCCGCGAACGCCGCGCCGACCTCGATGCACGAATCGCCGCCACCCGCGAAGCCCTCGTCGCGCTGGACGCGCCCCCGCCTCCGGATCCCGTGCTGGCCGTCCTCCCCCAGGTCCGCACCGTACTCGGTGCCTATGACCTCGCTTCCACACCAGCGGAAAAGAACGCCCTCCTCCGCTCCGTCCTCGATCACATCAGCTACTCAAAAACCCAGCGATGCCAACGGAACAACGCCCCCACCGACCACCTGAGCCTGACGCTCTTCCCCCGTGTGCCCGATGCTTACGACGAGGATTTTTCTGCGCAAAACAGTGGTAGCATGGTGTGAAAGATGAATTCCACCCACCATGCTACCACTTAAAAACCGCCCCGCGCTGCAATGGCGCGGGGCTTTTTCCTGTCTAATCCTCCGGTACCTCCGGCAACCCGGCCACGCTGGTCAGCAGCGACAGGATACCAGCCAGCACAGCGCTGGACAGCACCAGCTTCCAGTTCACGTCGCCCATGGCGGCGCTGGTGCCGATGGTGGCGATGGCCGTTTGCGCGATGGTCTTGACGGCCCGCACGCCGGCGGCCTTGAGCCATACCTTCCAATCCCTCATGATCTTCACCTTCTTTCCTTCAGGTCCCGTATGTCGTGCTCCGCTTCGGTCATGCGCCCTTCCAGTTTGTAGGTACGCTCGATCAGATTGTTATGAGCCTGCACCTTCTCCTCCAGCTTTTTCAGCCGGTACTGCGTCAGCCGGGCGGATGCCATCACCCCGCCAAACGCGCCAAGCCCTGATCCTGCCAGGCCGATCAGGGCCACCGCTATTGAGCTATCCATCGTTTCTCACCGCCTTTGCAACATGAATCACCAGCCACGCCAGCAGCAGCGACACCGCCATGCGCTTCCATGGCAGCGCCAGCAGCTGGCAGATCAGCAGATCGGCACGGGCTACGGCAGCCTGAATACACCTTGTCATGTCCATGGCGCATCACCTCACGGCCCTTCACTTGTGATGTCCACGCCGGGGCGGTTGTAGTCGATCCAGTATGGGTCGTAGCCATTTAGCCCCGCCCAGTGCATGACGATACACACCGACGCCAGCAGCACCACCGTCAGCAGCAGCACCGCGATCACTTTATACACCACCGTCATGCGTTCACCAGCTCCGCATACTTACTCGACACCCAGCCGTTCTGATTCTCGTAGATGATGAGATACCAGTCCCGGCCCCCGGCCTGCTGGGTGACGCCCTGGTAGGGCAGCCGGTCGCCCTTGTGCACCGTGCCGATGTCCTTGGCCTCGGTACCAGGCGCGGCCCGCACGTTCACAGAGCCGCCGGTGATCTCTACCCAGCCGCAGACCGTTTCCAGCAGGACCTTCTCCGTCGCCGCGTCGTACACGCCGGTCACGGGCAGGCCCTTTTCCTTCTGAAACGCCTTCACCGCGTCCTCGGTCTCCTTCCCAAAGTCGCCGTCCGCACCGTACTCCGGCAGGCAGTTCGGATTCCATTTCAGGAGAAGCTGCTGCATGGCCTCCACATCGGGGCCGCTGTCGCCGCGGCGCAGGCCGTCCGACTCCGGGTCGACCTTGCCCCGGTACTCGTCCAGGTGGTCGATCACGTCGCGGTAGGTGTAGCTGCCCCGGACCTTCTTTCCGCAGGTGACGTTCGTCGCGCCGTGATGGTTGTCGTAGAGCAGGATGTCCCCTGGGAGCAGGTAATCGCCGCTCTTCAGGTACTTGGGGTCCGTCAGCACCTTGAAACCCGCGGCCTTGAACAGCCTGCGCATGTTGGAGCTTCGCACGCCGGACTCCGGGATCTTCTTCAGCGCGGGGATCTCCAGCAGGTAGGCGGCGCAGTGCACCAGGCCGTTGACGCCGGCGGTGCAGTCCTCCTCGCACGGGGTGATGATCTTCGCTGGCAGATAGCCCACCTTCCTCACCTCGCGCCAGAATGTGTCCCGCTGGCCCTGGTCGTAGCCGATGCGATCATTTAGCGCTGCGTCGATGCCCAGCTGGGCGATCAGGGTGCCGACGATGATGTCCGGGAATCGCAGCACGCAGGTCCAGGGACGGGAGTACCACTTCTTCAGGCACCACTCCTTTTTCGACTGGTCACCCGCTTTGCCGCCCTTCAGGTTGCCGTTCTCGTCGCTGCCACTGTTGCTGATGTAGTGGGTGCCGGTGGAGAGGATGTACTTCCTGTAATCCGTCATGGTATCACGCTCCTTCTATTCATCAGTTCCGTAGCCGGGTGCGCTCGGGTTGACTGTAATGGTAAAGCTGCTTTCCAACGTCTTTTCTCCGCTCATATACTGCACGGGAATGACCTGACCTCCCGGTGTTATTGTGCCGTAGATCATCGTCCACGCTATTGCCGCAGTACTATATTTTTCTGCAACACCTGTAGCATCGGGATTTACCGTTTTTATGACTTTAGTTCCGCTCCAAGCACCCGACCCTGAACTGAAATACACGGTCTGGCCGTTGTAAGTGTAATTTCTACGCAATCCATATGTTTCATGTGTTGTTTGCCCGTTTGCGTAATACTCGGTATAATTGACATCCGCTGACGCATCGGAAGATGCGCAAACATTATTTATCGTGCGAATACCGCTTTTCCATAGTGTTACTGCACCGCCAGACACGGAAAATGTTTCTACGTCGTCCGCTGTACTATCCACCGGCCCCGCCGAATTGCTACCAGAAGACCCGCAAGGCAATGATTCTGGGATAAGAGGTGAAGTTGCAGTTTCACCAGATGCGCTTTCGCTGTCCGCTGTCGTTACAGGCAACGTCAATTCCGAGATCGGGATTACGCCATCTGGGTGGCTGCTGTCCGTCCACAAATCGCCGGACTTCAAATACCCTTTGACTACCATGCCCGAAAAATCTATTGTCGCGCCGTCGCTGTATTCAGTTACAGTCGGAGGCGTTACAACGCTTATCGAATACGGTAGCTTGGTGATGACAATTTCACCCGTTTCCGGGTCAACCGTAGCCGTTGCGTCATCCCCGCTGCCATCCGGGTCTTTCCCGGTTGCCGTGCCAATACCGCTGACCGTCACCTCTGAATACCCATAATAGCCATCGTCACTGGCTTTATAGGTACCGTCTTCAGAAATGTGCTTCGTGCCGAGCCGCGTTTCATCCTCCGGTATCCACAGGCAAGTTCCCCCACCGACAAGATTCGTTTTGAGCTTATCGGCGGTGAGCTGCTTCCCAACGCCGCCCTCTTGTATCACGATGTTTTTGCTCATATTACTGTCCCCCATTAGTAGTTAATCCCATAAACATCCACATACAGATTTACGTAACTGCCGCTGTATTGCGAACATTTTATATATGATGTCGATAACTGCATTGTGTATCTTAAATCACCGTATATAAAACCTTGCGAATAATCCGCGCCTTGCGCAATCGACAGGCAATTAGCCCCGATCTCAACCCCGTTTTTGAATAAATGGCACTCCACTACTTTATACTGCGACAAATCAACGCCACTATCAAAATAGGCAGAAAGATATGCTCTGGTGGATGATACTTGTCCCTGCGACATTATTAATGTTTTTGATACACCACCCCCGCCGCCCGATACATTTACTACTACGCTGCTCAGTCCATCATACCCCTGATCTGGCGTAACCGTGCCGTTCTGCGTGGTGGTCTTACTCTGCAGATTCGGCTGCACGTTCACGTTCGCGCTGGCGTACTGGGTCACGTCGTGGGTGCCGTTCTGGGTAATGTTCTTCGTCCCAGTGGGTGTGATACCACCCGTGGGGATGCTCTCGATAGCCGCAGCCATCTGCGGTGGTGTGTACGTGTCCTGCACACCCAGCTTGGTTCGTATGGCATTGGCGATGTCCGTCAGGTAGCCCTCGGTAATCAGTGCCCTGCTCATGCTATCACTCCAATCTGCTCGCCGCCGCTGCTGTCCTCCGTCACTTCGTCCACGCTGATGATGTGCAGCACGCCCTCGTACAAATCCAGGGCAATATCACAGTTCTGCGTGTTCGTGTTATTTCCCGCGGCTATGGTGCCTGTTGCGTTCTCATTCAGCGGTCGGAATATGTACCGATGGCCGTTCATCGTCTTGTCGATAAACAGGTTCTTGACTGAGTAACTATACCCAACCGGGAAAGAGTACATCTTCATGCTGATCAACTTTCCGTTGTACTTGTACAGGATTGTCAGGTTCCCCGCTTCCACATCCTCCACACCCGTCAGGTGCATCTTGGCCTTGGCTTGCAGTCCAAAGGCGAACGTCGCCTTATCGATATACCCGGATACCATGCTTTCCTCGTCGGTATGCACCAGCACCTTGTCGCCGGGAATGTACGCGCCGTTGTTGATCGCGTCGAAGTCTACCGCCGTGCGATTGAAGTACCACGCCGTCAGTCGGGTCAGCACCCCGGAAATATTGTCATCGTTGAGCAGATACAGCCCTTCGATATCCACGATATTCTCCGGGGCCGCTTCCGGCACATCCTGATTCTGAATCGTGATGGTTGTTTCTGTCACGATGTAGATATTGCCTATCCAGTCCTCCACATAGGTATCTGTGGTTGACGGAGTGCCGATTGTGAAGCTGTATGCATGCCCCCGAATTGCCGTCACCCACTCGCTATAGTTGATCGTGGGCTTCCAGTAGGTATCGCCTATCGGGATCATAGCTTCGGTGTTGTCTACCGGCAGAATTTCAATGCCTCGATTGAAAAAAGTCTTGACGTATGCACCGATGGTGAAGGTCACCCAGAGCAACCGCTCCCTTGCGGTCTGGTTGGGACAGAAGCCCGTGATCGTCTCATTGGCAAACGAGCTGTCCAGCGAGTACGACATCGGAATCGCGCTGCCCAGCGTACTCCATACGATGGTATCATCTAAAACACTGGTGATGCTTGCGCCGTTGTAGTAGGTCGCGGACAGGGTGATTCTGTCAAGGATGCCGATTTCGGACTGCGCCCTCAATCGCAACGTGCGCCGGTCGATGTGCTCCGCATACACAATCCAATACTGCGCCCACAGGTTATCCAAATCGTCGTACAGTTCGGCCATCCCACCGATCGCTATCACGTCGGTGGTGTGGATATCCACCTGGAACTCGTTTATCGGGATGGAGGTCCCGGCAAGATCAGCGGACGGGTCAAACGACGGGTTGACGATCTCGGTATACGTGTTCAGCAGCACCGGGAAGCCACCCTGATATTCGTAGACCTTGATGTACATAAGACCCTCCTAATAGTAGATGCTGTCCGCATCGACGTAGGCCGCTACCGGCTCCCAACCGTTGTTTGTGAAGGTGTATGTGTCACCGATCTCTGCGTCATACACATCCGGCAGTGGTGTCCTGCCGCGTTGAATGACCTCGTCGAGAGTCAGCTGCTTGCTCGGTCCGTTGGGCGCGATGGAGAACTGCAGCCCGTCCCAGTAGGTGTAACCGCTTTCCAGCTGCTTATAGACATCTTCCGGATCCTCCACCTTGCCCGTCAGCAGGATGGTCTCGTTGTTGTAGGGCAGCACAAACAAATGCCCGTCCACCGGCTCGGTCAGCTGCTCGATCAGGCTGGCGTATCGGCCCTTGTTCTTCAGCGGCATCTCAAGCCGAATCTCATAGCTGTAATAGGTGCCGTGGATATCCCGGAAATAGCTGCCGTCCAGCATCAGTCCGCTGATGCTGCTTTCCTTGATCTCCGCGCTGCGCGTGGCGGTGCATTTGACCCGATATTCAACGCCGTCAATCGAAAACATCTGTATCACCTCGCCAGCTGTACGCCCAGCCTTACTTCTTCATTCCTGATGAGCGGATAGAACACCCGGCCCACCACCTGCCCATCCAGCATCAGCACCGCTGTTTGCGATCCAGCCTGCCCACCGTTCAAGGGCGTGGTGAACGTGCTGCCCCCGTTGGCCTGCGCCCCCGCTGAGCCGCTCTGCGCCGTCTGCTCCGGCAGTGCGAACGTCTGTGCCAGCTGGTTGGCCACCTGCTGTTGGTTGTCTTTCAGACCCTTTACGAACAGATCCACCATGTCGGGAGCGAATGTGTGGAAGTTGGAAAGCGGTCCCTTCTTGGGTTCGGAGAAGCCCAGGAAGTCCTTGATCATCTGGGCAAAGTCGCTGACGGCCCGCTTCGCGTTCTCCCACATCTGCTTGATGCCGTTGATGAAATTCTGAATCAGGTCCCGGCCCCAGTTCAAAGCGTTCTGCCCCAAATTGGAGAACCAATCGCCAATGTTCTGGATGGCGTTCCGGATCCAGTCGGCAGCGTTGCTCACGCCCTGCTTGATGGCTTCCCAGGCATTTAGGAAAAACTCCTTAAATCCCTTGACGTTATTCCAGCAGTAGATGAACGCTGCCACCAACGCGGCGATGGCCGCAATGATCAGCGCGATCGGGTTGGCAGCCATCACGCCCCACAGCGCCGACAGCGCGCCCTGCACTGCCTGGAAACCGCTGACCAGCTTCGGAGCCAGCATCATCAGGTTTCCGATGCCGCTTACCAGCTTGCCGCCCACCGCCAGCACCGGGCCAACGGCAGCGGCCACGCCTGCCAGCTTGATGATCGTCTCCTGCATCTGGGGCGACAGGCCCTCCCAGGCGGCGCGCAGGCCGGACACCGCGTTCTTCAACCCGGTAGCTACGCTCTTGATCAGCGGCGCGGCGGCGTTCACCAGGTCCATACCAACGATCTTCAGCTCGTTCAGCGTGGTCTTGAACTGGTCGATCGGGTCCAGTGTCGCCTCGAAGGTGTTCTCAACGCTGTCGCCGTAATCATTCACCGCGTTGGTGAACGCATCAAAGGATAGCCGCCCCTCCCGGATAGCTTTCGCCATCGCCGGGCCGGCCTTGCTGCCGAAAAGCTCGGACGCGATCTGCATGGCCTTGGTCTCGGACTTCGCGCCCTTGATCTTGCCCATCAGCTCCTGCATGGCCTGACCCATGCTCTTGCCGTCCTTGGTGGCGTTCTTCAGCGCCGTTTTCAGGCCGGTCATCACAGAGGATGCGTCCACGCCCTGCTTGCTCAGATTCGCCAGGAATCCCACGGCGGTGTTATACCCGAAGCCCAGCTCGCGCAGCGCCGTAGCGTTTGCGGTCAGATCGCCGGTCAGCTTGTTCACGTCCGTGCCGGTCTCCTGGGTGGCCCGGTTGAGGATGTCCAGGAACTCCCCGGCAGCGTCGGTGCCGACGTTCATCGCCGCCATGGCGGCCTGCACGCTGTCGATGGAGGACACCACGTCGGTATTATTCAGATCGGCGAACTTGATGAACTTCCCGGCCAGGTCCTCCAGCTCTTTGCCCGTCAGTTCGAACCGGGTGTTGACCTCGCCTACGGCCTCGCCGGCTGTCCGGAAGTCGGTGGGGATAGCGGTGGCCAGATTCTTCGCCGATTCCTCCATGTCCTCCAGCGCCTTGCCAGTGGCCCCGGTCTTCTTGACGATGATGTCCAGGCCCTCGTCCACCTCGTTGAACGCCGCCACCGCGGCGGTACCGACCGCCACAATGGGGCCGGTGACGTACTTCGTCATCGCCGTGCCCGCCTTGGACATCTTGTCGCCGAAGTCCTTGACCTTCTGGCCCGCCGTGGCGAGCTGCTGGGCGGCGACGGAACCGAAGTCCTTCATCTGGTCCTTCAGCCCCTTGAGCTGCTGCTCCGTGTCGGCGATCTCCCGCTGCAGCGCGTCAAACTGTGCCTGGGACATAGTGCCGTCGGCCAGCTGCTGCTCGGCGTCCTTCGCCGCGTCCTTCAGCGTGCGCAGCTTCTCCTCGGTGCCGCTGATCGCGTCCGTCAGCTGCCGCTGCTTCTGGCTCAACAGCTCCACATTGCCGGGATCCAGCTTCAGCAGCCGGTTGGTATCCTTCAGGGCGGCCTGGGTGTCCTTCAGCTTTGCCTCAACGCCCTTCAGCGCGTCCTGTAGTTTTGTGGTATCGCCGCCGATCTCGATGGTGATACCCTGTATCTGCTTCCGCG